TATATTGACCTAACCCCAGAAGAGATCGAGCAGCGTGCAGTAGATGCACAGGCTGCTGCTATTGAAAAGGCAGAGCGTGATGCTCAAGAAGCAGCTAAGGCAGATGCCAAACTATCTGCTCAGGCAAAGCTCCAGGCTCTTGGCCTATCAGGTGAAGAGATCGCAGCACTTACAAACAACTAAGGAGTCACAGTGCCATACGGCGACGACATCACCGAGGGAATACCCTACGTACTCTCCAACCCTGCAGGATCTACTTCGTATACTCCAACTGGACCAGCCTACGATGTAGCCTTTGCTGCTCTTCCATTCTTTCTTGCTGCATCCGATGAGCAACCTTATCGTCGAGTAACAGCGCAGTATCGCAAGCAACAGATTGACCAGACGCGTGAGCCTGGTGAGCAGACGCTCACCGGTTGGTGGGTTAGATCTCAATCCTCGTTCCACTTCGGAGCGGGGATTAAGTATTTCGAGCCTATCCAAGAGGAGTCGCTACGCTTTCAGTACACAGAATCTAAAGGTTTAGATGTCTGGACTAGAGGACAAGCAACTCTACTGAACACCACAGTCAGAGCTGAGCCTGCAACAGCAACTAACCTATCTTTATTTGGCGCTAGAGATACTACCAATAACGTAGATGCAGTTGTCTTTACTGAAGGACCCGATCTAAAGAAACTTACTATGAGTGGTGATACACCTACTGTTACCACCTACACTCTAGTAACAGTTCCGCACACACTTGATTTCAAGTCATTAACCTCTGATGGCACTAGGTACTTTGCAGCAGATAATGCTCGCATCCATAGAGGTAATATATTTGGTACCACATCTGATGGTCATATTTACGATCTTGGTGGTCCAGTAACTACAGTAGTACTGCGCTATGCAAAGCAACGTTTACTTGCTGGAGTTGATAGAGATCTATATGAACTAGATTCTAACAAGACACCTACTTCAGGTGGTCACGCTCTACCTACTGAACTCTATACACACCCAAATCCATCTTGGGTATGGACAACTATATCTGAAGGACCGGCTGCTTTCTATGTTGGTGGCTATGCTGGATCTCAATCATCTCTATACAAGATTACACTAGATACTGCTACTCCTAACTCTCTAGGTTTCCCAACACTAGAGACACCTACTGTTGTAGTTGATCTACCAGAGGGTGAGATACTCAATGCCTTCGATGTATACCTTGGTACCTTTGGAGTTCTTTGCACCAATAAAGGTGTAAGAATTGCAGTGGTATCTGCCGATGGTAACGTCAGTTATGGACCGTTACTGTTAGATACAGAGTGCAAGAGCGTAACCTTCAAGGATAGTTTTGCTTATGTAACAACCTTGCAAGGTGCTGAGTCAGGTCTAATCCGTATTGATTTATCACAGCCAGTAGTTCCTAACAGCCTTGTCTTTGCTTATGCTTGGGATGTTTATGCAAGCGGTGAGACTGCCAATCCAGTATCTACAGACTTCCTTGGTTCTACCGATAGAGTTGTCTTTGGTGTCCCAGGTGATGGAATATGGATTGAATCTGCAAGCACTCTTGTACCAACAGGTTACCTACGTACCGGTTATATCCGCTACAACACACTTGAGACTAAGATCTACAAACTGCTACAAGCTCGTATTGATACAACCAATGGCAGTATCACTATCCAATCTATTGACTCAACCGATACTGAATATGCTATTGGTGTTTTCTCACAAGGTGAGACTGTTCCTGAGATCAACGTAAACTACCCAACTACTGCACAAGAGTATCTAGGCTTTAAGTTTACTATGACTCGATCAAGCAGTGATGCTACTAAGGGACCGCTATTTACTGGCTATCAGTTGAAGTCACTACCTGCCGTTCCACGTCAGCGCCTGATCCAATACCCAGTCTTCTGTTATGACCACGAGAGCGATAAGTTCAGCAACGAAGTAGGCTATGAAGGATCTGCCTATGCTCGTATGTCTCAACTTGAGCAGGTTGAAAATGTTGGTGACACTATCCGCGTTCAAGACTTTAGAACCGGTGAGTCATACCTTGGCATCATCGAAGAGATGGACTTCATCAACAAGACTCCAGAGGATAAGAGATTCTCTGGCTTTGGCGGAACACTTCTAGTTACGATTCGGACGGTCTAATGCAAGCACAAGACTATGCAACGGTAGCAGTAGCAGTAGTAACCATCATTGGTGGCTTTGCTGCAGCAGTAAGGTGGCTAGTAAAACACTACCTCAATGAACTCAAGCCTAACTCTGGCAGTTCACTCAAGGATTCAGTAATCCGTTTAGAAGAGAAAGTAGAGATCCTCTACCAGATCCTGATACAGAAGAAGGAGCTATGATCCCATTAGCAAAGAAGGCCACACCTGCTGCTATCGCAGCACTGCGTCAAGCAACAGCTCACTTTCCTAAGCGCAAGAAGGCATCAGATGGATTGCTACCTAGTGCAGCACACGTTCATCAGAACCCTAACTCAGACCACAACTCAGGCTTTGCAGTAGATATCACACACGATCCTGATAAGGGTATTGATTGCACCATTGCCTACATAGATCTGCGTAATGATCCACGAGTAAAGTACCTGATCTTCCAGGGCAGAATCTGGTCAAGAGAAAAGGGTGACCGTGATTACACCGGTTCCAACAAGCACAACAAGCACCTACATATTTCGATCAAGGAAGGGTGCGGCAACGACACCTCACCTTGGTTCCCTTGGCTGCCCCAGCCAAAGGCTATCAACAAAGTAAAGGCAGCAGTTAAGCCTTTACCTAAGAAGAAAGAGAATAAATGAAAATCAATGCAAAGATGAAATCAATGCTCGCAACATATCTCCGTGCAGGAGTAGCGTCAGTAATTGCGCTATACCTAGCAGGAGTTACAGATCCAAAGGCTTTAGCAACAGCAGGTATCGCTGCTATCGCAGGTCCATTGCTCAAGGCACTAGACCCAAAAGCATCAGAGTTTGGACGTGGAGCTAAGTAATTAGCCCATAAGCGCGAGGCAATGGCCCCCTGCTCAGGAGAAATCCTGGGTGGGGGGCTTCTTTTTTTATGCCAGAAAAGAACGAAACCCCTACAGGCCGCGAAGTCTGTAGAGGTTTAGTCCAGCACTCGTGGGTACTTGGTTTCCCCACTGCTTAAAAAATACCAGAGTTGCTATCGTTATTCAAGTGTGTCTTTAGGCGGTGACAGTTAGCACAGAGCGTCTGTAGGTTAGACGGGTCGTGGTCCCTGCCATCCCCGTTGATGTGGTCAACGTCAAGCTGACTGCTGTGGACTGGGATGAAACCACATTGCTCGCAGGTGTCTTTCTTGTGGAGTGCGTATGGGTACTGGTTCTTAATAATGTTACGTTTGTAGACTGCCTTGCACCGATACCTGCTAGAGAGGGGATTGTTCTTGTCTCTGAGTTTAATCTTGGTCTGACCACAGACTGAGCATAGCGCAGTCCGAGCAGACTCATCAATATCCGTTAGCTTGTGGTCCATCAGGGTTATCCACAGGGCAGGGTATTGTTACCAGATTTCCACAGTTGGCACAGGTTCCGTCGAGGTGCCACCAAGCAATGTCATAATCTTCAAAGGCTGCCATAATGTTGAACATAGTGCAGCCACAGGTACAGGCGTGGATCGGGCCTAAAGCCCTCAGATCGGCTCCAAAGGGGGCAGGAAGGCCATCGTAGAGTTTGCGCCTGCCTATGAATTTCTGCAGGGAGAGTAGACGGAGCAGCATACTGTCGGGCCTCCACATTCCTCGGCCCGATAAGGGCCGCTGTACTGTTATTCGCCTACGGCTCATATTGTACACAGAGCCTGCCAAATGTGTGTCTTGCGACACGCCGTGATATGATCTGCCAATGACAACTCTGGTAGGTATCCAAGGACCTGACTTCGTAGTACTAGCTGCTGATTCGCAGATCACCGATAACGATCAGCGCATTATTTCTACTCAGACACCTAAGATCGTAAGCGTAGGTGACTACCTGATAGGTATCACGGGCGACTCAAGACCTGGAGATATCCTCGCGTTTAATTGGAAACCACCAACGTATAAGAACTATGATCCGGTGGAGTGGATGGGTAAGAAGATACTGCCAAGTATCTACGCTGCCTTTAAGGATAATGGATACGACCCATCCGATAAGGAAGCTAACTTCGCCTACCTCATTGCCTTCAATGGGATGTTATTTTCCATCGGATCAGATCTATCATTCAACGCCAGTGAACGTGGACTCTTTACAGCAGGTAGTGGTGGAGCATTTGCTCTGGGCTACCTCTACTCACTCAAACCTGGTTCTTACAAGTCCCTGCTTATGTCTAAGGTAGTAGCAGAACGCGCAATAAAGATCGCGTCGGTACTTGACGTGAACACCTGTCCTCCGATTCAATTAGTTACTCAACAGAAAGGATAAGATAATGCTCGAATTTTTATTTGGATTACTGTTTGGCTTTGTACTAGCGTATGCCTTAGATGCTTTTCTACAGTATAGAGATAACCGATAATGGAAAAGACACTTAGCTATGCGATAGAGGAAGCAATACAATCTGGTCGTAGATCAGCAACTCCGGTCTTTATGGAGATAGAACTGCGTGAGCAGATCGCACAACAGTTAGAAGCAGCCAACTATCCAGGTGCTGCATTTATCGTAAGGAACCCGCAATGATTACAGATCCCAAGGAACTGCTACTAACAGTGCTCCACGCTAAGGATGCCTCTCGTGATCGCAGTACTCAGACACAGGTAGGTCCATCAGAGATTGGTGGTTGCCGTCGTAAGGTCTGGTACCGATTGAACGGACAGCCACATACCAACGATAACCAGTCAAAGCTGGCAGCAATTATGGGTACTGCTATCCACGCTGCAATCGAAGAAGCAATCGGTCACCTAGATCCAGATGGCAAGGACTACCTAGTAGAAACTGCAGTAGCACACGGTGATATGAAAGCACACGTGGACTTGTTTATACCTAGCACCGGAGCAGTCATTGACTGGAAGACAAGCAAGGTCAAGAACCTTTCTTACTTCCCATCAAAGCAACAGCGTTGGCAGGTGCAGATCTATGGCTATCTGCTATCGCAGAATGGTCACACAGTCAACACTGTGAACCTAGTTGCTATAGCTCGTGATGGTGCTGAGAAGGATGTCAAGGTTCACTCAGAACCTTACGATGAAGATGTTGCACTAGAGGCTATGGAGTGGTTAACTGAGATCAAGAAGATGGAGACTGTTCCAGAACCTGAGAAGGATGAATCTTTCTGCAAGCATTACTGTCAGTACTATGACGCATCAGGAACGATGGGTTGTGTTGGCTTAAAAAAAGAACATATCGTCCTTAGTGAAATAGTGATTGAGGACGAGCAGATTGACAAGAACGCCTTGCACTTTCTACAATTAGATGCAAAGATCAAAGAGTTAGAAACGCAAAGAGATTCAATTAAGAGTTCTTTCGAGGGAACCGTTGGTGTTACAGCCAGTGGTATTGAAATCAGTTGGACAAAAGTTAAAGGTCGTGAGACAGTTGACAAAGATAAAGTTAAAGAACTTATTGGTTATGTCCCAGTAAGTGTAGGGCTAGAAACTGCCAGATTAAACATCAAACCAAGTGGAGGAAAGTAAATGGCTACAGAAGGAACAAAGTTCCAGGTTAACTACAAGTTATCTGATGGAACACTTATCAATCTTTATGCTGCAACAGTTGGAGAACTAGAAGCGGGACTAGCAGATCTTGCTATGAACGCACTTAACATCAAGGCAACAGGTGTCGAACTAGGTGCAAGCACAGCAGCAGCACCAGCACCAACAGTTGCATCAGTAGCTGCAGCCTTTAATGCAACACCAGTTGCTATTGACATTTCTGGCATTTCTGGTCAAACCTGCCGTCACGGAGCAATGACATATCGTGAAGGCACTAATGCTCAGGGTAAATCTTGGAAGGGTCATATGTGTGCTGCACCAAAGGGTGCGACAGACAAGTGCGAAACTATCTGGGTCCGATGATCGGTGCGCGAGCCAAGGTTCTATGAGAATCCTGCTTGCGCTACAGTCGGTGGCGACTTCTGGTTCCCTGAAAAGGAGGCCGGAAGTTCTAACACAACCGAGATGGTTATGGCTAAATCAATTTGTAGAAGGTGTCCACATCAAGCAGAGTGTGCTGAGTGGGGAATACAAAATGAGCAGCACGGTATCTGGGGTGGCGTTGCTGAAGGTGAACGCAGGTTAATCAGACGTAAACGACGCATAACATTAAAGGGGGAAGGCATTGCTTGACTTATCACGTGCTTGGAGTGGGGTGCTTACCAAAGCAACACCTCTTCCGGACGTGTGGCAGGGCTTAGCACTCAAGCAGATTAAGTTCCGAAGAGGACAAGTCTGTATGGTAGCTGCAGCACCTAACGCTGGTAAGTCTATGTTTGCTCTCATCTATGCGATGAAGGCAGATGTGCCAACTCTTTTCTTCTCGGCAGATACTGATACAACAACTGTAATGATGAGAGCAGCATCTGCTGCATCTGGTCACTCACAGGTATCAGTAGAGTCGAACCTATCTAAGGATAAGCACTACTACGACAAACACTTTGGCAAGTTGGAACATATCAAGTGGGTCTTTGATTCATCACCATCACTAGATGATATCGAGTTAGAGATCAGAGCATATGTAGAACTCTACGGCCACGCTCCAGAGTTGATTGTCATAGACAACTTAATGAATGTGGCAGCAGAGACTGACAATGAGTGGGCTGGCTTACGTGCGATTATGATGGAGCTGCACGATATGGCACGTAAGACTGAAGCCTGCGTACTTGTGCTACATCACGTATCTGAGCAGAGTGAGTATGGATCACCATCTCAGCCACCTGCTAGACGTGCTATTCACGGCAAGGTAAGTCAGTTGCCGGCGTTGATCCTGACGCTGGGTTATGACCCAACCAACGGTGAGTTGAAGGTAGCTGCAGTGAAGAACCGCTTTGGTCCACACGCTGCAGATGGTAAGGATTACGTAACACTGTTCGTTAACTATGCTGCTTGTCAGATCTCTGATAAAAATGCCTGGGGTGTTATGCTAAGAAACGATGTAATAAATAAATATGGTGGCGACTATATCCTCCAAGAATAGATAGGGAATTAAATGGCTGAAGTACAGTTAACAAACAAGTACCGAGATAGCATTAAGATAGAAGCACTACGCACAGACGTTGATGCAATCAAGGTAGACTTAACCAACTTCGTTGGTGCGCTGCTGCAATCTGGTATTGTCGAGTTAGTTAAAGATGAAGAAGGCAATGTGGTCTATAAGATCAACAAGGTTGTACTGGTAGATGAGCAACCCGAAGTACAATAAGGCTAAGGGTGCTGCCTTTGAGATAGATGTTATGAAGTGGCTACGATCTATGGGTCAAGTAGCTGACCGCTTACGTCTAGCATAAGGCTTGGGTAATCCAAGATCTAACACAATGGTTGAAGGAGAAGCAGTAATGGCTATTGCCATCAAGCCTCTTCGTCGTAGAAGGCGTACTGCACAACGCGGTAAACCGATGAGTCAATCCCAGAGATGGGGGAAGGTAGAGACAATAATGCCAGTACCAGAAGGTCAAATCACCACATCAGAGATACTAATTCCTGATGCAGTAGAAGAAGCAATCGTAGAAGCTGATGCTGAAGAAGCAGTAGAAGAGTACGTTGCTGAGAAGCCAGCACCTAAGAAGCGAGCAAAGAAAGTATGACAACCAAGATTGGCCTACCTGAAAATCGTAGGCGACTCAAAGGATTAGGTTATGAATCTGCAAAGAGTGAGTCCTTCGATCAAGGATACAACGCTGGCTTTGATGCAGGTGTTCTTTGGCAAAAGGCTCAGCAAGAACTAGAAAGTAAGAAGGTAGAAGAATGATCTGTGACAACTGTATCAAGGCAGGTGAGGAGAACTCACTCAACCATCTAAAGCGTGCTGCACACTGGCACGAGAAGTGTGAAGGATGCGTATGCCAGCACAAGACTGGTCAAGGTTGGGTAAAGGTAGAGGGAGTTCGAACTCCACTTCTGCAAACGCAATCCCCATAGGTCCTATCGTCTCCTACTTCGGTGGTGAGGTACGAGAAGGACAGGATGTATCGGTTAAGTGTTGCTTGCATAGCGACACTCGTAGGTCTGCTGTAATCAATACGTATAAGAATTTATACTTCTGCCACACCTGCGGTAAGGGTGGCAATGCAGTCAACATAGTCTGCATCATAGAGAACTTGGAGTTTAGGGATGGCCTCAAACGCGCAGTCGAAATTGCTACTGGAAGCGGCGCAGCGATACGCCCAAGAGGTAAGTCCGGAAACTCTGGTCGCACTAGACGAACGTGGGATCTCTGAACTTGTAGCAGCTAAGTTCCAACTAGGCACAGTCACTGGTGCAATGAATGGTCACGAGATGTATGAAGGATGGATCTCTATCCCTTACATCACTGCCGGTGGCAGTTGCGTAGGCTTTAAGTTCCGTAGGTTAGATGATGGCAAGCCTAAGTATGGCTCACCTTCTGGACAGAAGGCACACCTTTACAATGTTGCAGATGTGCTACCGCTATCGCCTTACATAGTTATCTGTGAGGGTGAGTTAGATGCAGTCATTACTAGCGGGATGTTGGGTATCCCAGCAGTGGGAGTCCCAGGAGTACAGTCTTGGAAGCCACACTTTCCTAAGTTATTTACTGGCTATGAGACTGTCTTTGTTGTGGGCGATAATGATATTAAAGAAGATGGGTCCAACCCTGGCGCTGACTTTGCTAAGCGTGTCGCCAACGAGATATTGAACTCAACTATTGTTACACTACCACCAGGTATGGACATCAATGACTACTACCTAGCACACGGAGCAGATGCTACGCGGGCTTTGCTAGTGGGTGAATCGAAGGGTGAGTAAAGAAGAATGGCAGATGATTCTACAGACTATACAGCATATGGGCTTCCAGATCCTCGAAGTGGATACGGCAACCGAGACTATCTTGATACGACCTATCGAGACAAGATAAGTCCGGAGTTCATTACAGATGTATGGCGCATTATGGATACCGCAGGTAACCTACTCATTCGTAAGCATCACGACTACGGCCCAAAGAATATTGCTCAGTCACCAGGTGGACCACTTAATGGTCTGCGTGTACGTATGTGGGATAAGATAGCTCGCATCAATAACCTTCTTGACTCAGGCGTGCAGCCTAGCAACGAGTCCTTGCGTGATTCATTCCTGGATCTACCTTGACGAGACGTGGCCTGATGAGTGATCTCCACCCTATTGTCTATGAGTTAGCGCCGTCAGTTGCTTATGCAATTCACCGGCGCTACAAGCATTGGGTAGAGAGAGATGATGTTACTCAGGAGTGTATAGCGTGGGCTATCACACGTAATGCCTACATCACAGAGCAGATGAATGTGGAAGATCCTAAGCAATTAGAGTATAACCAGAGACGTGTTGCTTGGCAGATGAAGCGTGCAGTCGAACGCTATGCACGCAAGGAGAAGGCCAACAAGTCTGGCTATCAGATCAACGATGAGGTTTACTACCAGACCTTTACCCTTGGTCAGCTACTGCCTTTCGTTATTGCATCAGTCATAGATGGCACAGTATTGGAGCAAGTGCAGGAGATGATTAAAGATGGTCAGCCACGCGGATCATCTAGTCCAGCAGAAGGTGGCAACCTACTCATCAGCCTGATAGATATTAAGAAGTGTTATCTCAAGTTAGATCAGAAGGATCAGACTGTATTACGTATGCGCCACTATGATAACGCTACCTTGCAGCAGATAGCGCAGTACTTAGAGTGTGCAGTATCTACTGCTGATCGTAGATGCACCAACTCACTGCGTAGATTGCAAGAAGAATTAGGTGGGGAGACACCCTTCCGATGAAAGAAGAAGAGTTATTTAACTATCTCAAAGGCAGCCTATATCCTGACTTAGTTAAGAGTCCAGGGATCTATGATACTTATGATTGCACCAGTGAGAAGGCTGCTCACTATATCGAACTCAAGTGCAGGCAGACTCACTATCCCACACTGCTTATCGAAGAGATCAAGTACCGCAAGCTCATCACTCAGGCAGCAGAACGAGATCTGATCCCGTACTACATCAACTCCACTCCACTTGGTATCTATTCTTTTGATCTTATGGATCTGCCAGAACCTAAATGGTATACACAAGTGATGCCAGTCTCTACTGAGTTTGAGAATAAGAATAAGACTTACAAGTTAGTAGGTTATCTAGATATAGAAGAAGCGGTGAAGCTATGATCTATGCTTTTAAGTGTGAGTGTGGTAATACCAGGGAGATTGAGCAGTCTATCCACGCTGAGATCATTGAGCCTATGTGTACTGACTGCCATAGTTCTATGAGTCGTCTCTGGTCCTCGCCCGCTATCACCTTTAAGGGTCCAGGGTTCTACAGTAACGGCGGTTAAAGCACTAACCCCCACCGGAAAGAGGTAACGGTGAGGGCTAGTCCTTCGAAAGGAGGGCAAGATTATTGTAGCACGGAGATAGCTACGTGGCAAGGATCGCCACCCTCATTCCATTCATATAGTTCTTCTTCATTCATATAGTCAAAGTTGCCATCGTGTGTGGCACAGTAGGGTTTACTTATCCACCCTCTCTTGATCCCGAACATAAGCCATAGATTAAACATCAGTACCACCCTCTTCTGTCTGAGTGTCGGAGAGCGCTACACGCATCGCCTCTATAGCGATGACCAATGTATCGTATACCGTGAAGGATTTGAAGTTCAGGCTCTCGACTTTTCTCTCTAAGGAGTTGAGCAATTCCGTAAGCTGAGGATCCTTGTCTGTTCTTAGCGAGGTGGTCAAACCTGCTCTCACGGGTCCATAAGGTGATAAGGCACGTTGTTTGCTTGTCCGTATATCCGAGAGCGCGACTATATTGCTTGGCGATTCGTTTGTTCTCACGCTTTTCCTCCATCGTTGCCTTGGTCTGGACCGGAGCTGGCTTGGTCGCCCTCTCCTCCACCCGTAAGTGATGCACTGGCGTTAAGATCCATATGCTGGTCAGTACTGCCGTCAATATCAAGCCACTTCTTACCCATCTGTTCATCTACAATTTTCTCCTGTTCGAGCAGTTCTTTGTATGTCTCAGGGTAAGCATTGGATAGGCGTGTCATTGCCCTATCCCTCGCCCTCCGATAGTTGCGATAGCTTACTGCGCTGCGCTTGGCAGACTCTATCCTTCTAGCGATCTCCATTATTAAACTTATCCTCCGTTACTATCAGTGCATATGTTACCAGTAGAATTGCTATTAAACCCAAGGCGTAGCTCACTTGCCCTCACCCACCTTAGATCCTACGATTGCGGTCACTTCGATAGGTCTGCCCACCATATGAGCGTCCTCATCATTACTATTCCACGCGGAGATGAATACCCTCGCCCCCTCTGGTGAGCGCCAGTACCAGTCAAACATATCCTCAATGTTCTCCCCTCCCCATATGGCTACGCCTTGCGGGTCGGTGACTTCATATAGGTAGATCAGATTCTCATTGGTCGAATAGAAGTTAGTCATCGTCACCCTCCTGAATATAATCAAGGTCAATGGACATAACTATAACTATCTCGCTATATCCACCTTGCCCTCTTGCTAGTTGCAGCACTATCTCATTGCTATCTGCATCACCCAAAGCACCTAGATAGGTAGCTTCTGCCACAGTACTAGCGTCTAAGTAGGCCCCGTCCTGATATAAGCAAGGGATACTCATACCCTGCTCAGCTAAATCTTTACGCATAGTTACTTTCATTATCGTCCCTTCCTCTCTTCTAGGTAGTTGATAAGGTTGATCTCCTCTAGCGCCCGTATCATACGCTTGAGGTTCTCCACGCCCTCTCTCTCATCACCATTGGTGAGTTGCTCGATGGCTAGATCCTTGCATAGATCCGCCTTAGCAATTAGATATTCTTTATTCATTACTCTCCCCCTCACAATCGTGGTTATAGATACCGCAGACTACGCAGATATTACCGCTATCTAGTAGGCAGTACTTAGCCCCCTCTATATCTTCGATCATATTTTCAGCGTCGAAGTCGCCCGCGCATACCATACAAGTTGCTAGTTCCATTACTTGCCCTCTTTCGCTAGTTTAAGTGCAGATATTGCACCCTCGATATACTCTTGTGTGTGCATAGAAAATAGGCCAGCCTTGATATTAGCCAGCTCGATCTCGCACCATTCCAACTCTTGTGTAATTGTTGGTGTCTCCATTACTTGCCCTCTCTCTCTTTGATAGTTAGCTCATTCTCACACTCTACGCAGGTGTCAGAATTATATTCTTTGCGGTCATACTCTCTCTCACACGTATCACACGTGATCCATTCTGAGTTATCGTCGAAGGCAGGGTCGGCAGCGTAGTAGTAATCGCTCACTCTTTACCCTCCTCGGCTATAAGTTCTTGCAAGTATTCGATAGCTACCTGCCTGGCGTCAATATAACCGGTGCCTACGATAAACTTAGGTGGGAATAGCCTGGCCTTTAACCCTTCTAATTGTTCTTGAGGGGTCATATTTGCCACCTCTCCTAGCGTGTAGATGTATGCCATTACTTGCCCTCCCCTGCCTTATGGGTGCAGCAATCGCCACAATTCCCACAATTACCGCACCGGTTATCTCTACTTGATAGCTCATAAGAGTCACCGCACCTATCGCACTCTCCCTCTATCGGGTGCAGATATCCTCCCATAGTGGAGATGAGATTGGTACGAATAACTATCCCGCCCTCACCCTCTTCCACCGCTGCACCTTGCATATTCTCTTCCACCCATAGTCTTAGATCTTGCAAGGTATCTATCTCTTGTAGTTGCATTACTTGCCCTCTTCCACTTTAATCTAGGGCAACTTGCCCTCCCTTACCCTCTCCCTCTACCGATAGGAGAGAGGATAAGAGATAACCTATTGCCTTACCTTACTATACCGTACTCTTACTTTATTATCTCATAACCTAAGCGGGCGCAGCTCTCGCGGTAACTACGCTTAGCGTCCCTTACGCTATAGCCGTAATAGGTACTACTCTCTAGCCACTTTACGCCTTGCCAGTAGACTAGTGCGCTTACTACTATCGCCCCGCTAGGGCGTACTCTTTCGATTATCACTAGGCCACCGCCTCAACGAATAGGCCGGCCTTAAGGTACGCCTTAACGATTGCCCTCGCCCTCGCCTCGCTTAGGTCTGCCACCGCTAAGATCTCGCCGGTGTGGGTGTCCTTGATTATCGTGTAACGCTTAGCCTTAGCACTCATTACGCCACCGCACCCTCTCGCGCTTGACGATTAGCGCAGGGATAGCAATAGGTCTCAGTAGGTACGCCTAGAATAAAGGCATCCACCCCGCTATAGACTAGATCCGTACTCTTGCAGCTCTTACACTCTTTCATCTCTTGCCCCTTTTCTCATAATCTGCCCTATAGTTAGGTGCAGACTACCCCGCACCGGTAAGCCGGTGCGAGATAGTACGCAACTAGATACCTACGCACTCACTCATAGATCCGATACACCATCCCTCGCCCGTAAACCATAGGTTACCGGCTACCCATAGGGCTAGGGCTAAGCCCGCCCCAATTAGGATCGCCCGCACGATACGCCCGCGCTTATTAAGTCTCACGATAATTCCCCCAATTCTTTATGAAAATTCCACTCTCTAGTACGCTCTAAGATTAAGCGGTTAAGCTCTACACGGGCGCACGATACCGTGCAATAACCCCGCGATAAGTGAGATAGTCTGCCCGTAAAGTGGACGGGGGTAAATCCTGCGGGCATAAGGCAGCTAGCCCCGCACCCGTAACACTTAAACGCCACCGCGCTCATATTCTGCCCTCACGATCTAGGGCGCAGCCGTGACAGTCGCATATCTGCGGGGCGATAGTACAATTCCACCGCGCAGACTTACGGGCATCTTTAAGAGTCGGATAGTATGCAATAGGTGAGCCGTCGCTATCCTTTAACCATTCACGGCCTAGCTCACCATAAGGGCATAGGGTTACGATCTCATATTCACGGGGCAGATCGTCGCGCTTGCTTGATACGATCACCATTAAACTATCGGCGCGGGGCGTAATGCTTACCGCCTTAAAGTCTGCGATCCTACTATTAAAAAACCGCATAGTGTCGCGGGTAAAGTAATAGCCCTGCGCCTTGCTTGCTATCTGCGATTCGTGCCAGATTTCGGCGGGGCGTGTAGGGTAATTTCGGCAGCCGTTGCAGCTGCAAGGGTAAACGGTGAGAGCCTTATCGTTTGACATATTCTAAGCCTTTCGGTAGTTGTTGATCTTGCTATGCCTTACTATACGGTATAGGGCAGCTATTGCAAGCACATTTCACAATTATTTTGCGGATTACTGGTCACACTTTCGACAGTAACACGGTAGACAGATAGGCCGGTGGTGTCTGCCCTGTTAGGGCTTGCCGGTAGGGATAAGAGCCGGATCTATCGGCACCGGTGCAAGGGTTAGCGGTATCGGATACTTAATTAG